CCCCGGTACTATAAAGGATCCGTCAAAGGTTCGTGAAGCGTGGCAGTCGCAGTTCGGCGGGAGTTCCAACAGCGGAAAGGTCGCAGTGCTTGAAGAGGGCATGAAATACACTCCCATCAGTATTTCGCCTGAACAGGCTCAGTTCCTTGAAACAAGAAAATTTCAAATAAACGAGATAGCTCGAATTTTCAGAGTGCCGCCGCATATGGTCGGTGACCTTGAAAAATCGAGCTTTTCTAATATTGAGCAGCAGTCGCTTGAATTCGTGAAATACACCCTCGAACCGTGGCTTGTGCGCTGGGAGCAAAGCATGATTCGTTCGCTCCTCACTCCAAGCGAGAAGCAGGAATATTTCATCAAATTCAATGTTGACGGACTGCTTCGCGGCGATTACGCAAGCCGCATGAGTGGGTACGCTACCGCAAGGCAGAACGGCTGGATGTCCGCAAACGACATTCGGGAGCTTGAGAACCTCGACCGTATTCCTGCCGAGGACGGCGGCGACCTTTATCTCATAAACGGCAATATGACTAAGCTGGCTGACGCAGGTATCTTTGCGGCAGGCAGCGGAAAGGAGGATTCCGATGAAGAAATTCTGGAAGTGGACGAACAAGATGATACAGAACGAAGAAACGCAGGAGCAGAACCCGGAGAGAACGCTGTTCCTCAACGGCACTATCGCAGATGAAAGCTGGTTTGACGATGACGTCACGCCGCAGCTTTTCAAGGAAGAACTGCTGTCCGGCAGCGGAGATATTACCGTCTGGATAAACTCGCCCGGCGGGGACTGCG